CAGGTAATGAGTCAATAGAGGCTATTATTGAGTATTCAGATGCCGTTACAGCTTTAGCCAATGTAATGGCAGATGTTTTAGATGCACAAAATTACGCAGACTTTTTATCTTTAATTGAGTTCCAAAACAAACTAGGAGACTTTGGCGGCTACAGCGCCAATATGAACAGAGGCGCAGGCTATGGCGCAGGCAACGTAACTGTAACCGTAGTGGACAAGACAAGCGGACTCATAGAAGTAGTACAAAATGCCGTACAAGAAAATAACAGGTTTGGCAATAACCTTAATTTTGCTGGGGCGCTATGACCCTGCCAATTATTAACGCTGTTATTAACTTTTCTACTGGCCCTAGCTTTGCTCAGGCTATGATATTAGATCAGGGCATATTAGGCACCAATATCTTGGCAGATGCAGCTAGCGTTATTGTGGACGTATCTGACGTAGTAGATAGTATTCAGACCAAACGCGGGCGTAACCCACAGGCTGACCAATTCCAAACTGGCACTCTTACTATGCGTATCGTTGACCAAAACGGAGACTTTAACCCACAAAACCCAAGTAGTCCGTACTACAACCTTTTAACGCCAATGCGTAAAGTACAGATTACGGCTACATACGGCGCAACTACTTACCCTATTTTTGCTGGCTTTATTACTAGTTTTCAAACTACTACGCCAAAAAATGCTTTGGATGTTGTTTACAGTACTATTACAGCAGTAGATGCTTTTAGACTGGCACAAAATGCACAAGTGAGTACCGTAGCGGGCACCTCAGCAGGTCAACTTAGCGGTGCAAGAATTAACGCCTTGTTAGATGCTATTGACTGGCCAGCCTCTATGCGTGACGTAGATGCAGGGCTAACCACAATGCAGGCAGACCCAGGCACAGCCCGCACAAGCCTTGCAGCTATGCAAACGGTAGAGATTAGCGAGTACGGGGCTTTGTATGTAGATGCCGCTGGCTCGTTTGTCTTTCAAGATCGTAACGTAACGGCTGGCAGTACAGGGGCTACGCCTACAGTATTTAACGATAATGGCACAGATATTAGCTACTTTAATGCGGTGTGGCGCCTTGACGATACCTTAGTTTACAACTCAGCAAACGTCACCCGTACAGGCGGCACAACCCAAACGGCCATAAACCAGCCCAGCATAGATAAGTACTTTGTCCACAGCTACAACCAGCAAAACCTACTAATGCAAACCGATGCCGTAGCCCTGGATTACGCACAGGCATACGTTGCATCTAGAGCTGAGACTAGTATCCGCTGCGATGCAATACAGCTAGACCTTTATACCGATAACTACAACTTAGGCATTATTGCGGCGCTAGACCTGGACTACTTTGACCCTGTAACTATTACAACTAACCAGCCTGGCGGATCAACGCTAACTAAGACTTTGCAGGTGTTTGGCGTAGCTCAAAGCATTACGCCTAACAGCTGGAAAACAACACTTACCACTTTAGAGCCAATTATTGACGGCTTTATATTAGACTCATCCATATACGGTTTGCTTGACAGCGGCGTATTAAGTTATTAAGGAGATAGGACTATGGCAGCTGGATTAGGTTTTAAGACCTTTACTACTGGCGAGGTACTTACGGCAGCTGACACTAACGGCTACCTAATGCAAGGTATTAACGTCTTTGCATCTACGGCGGCAAGAGATGCAGCTATCACCTCACCTCAAGAGGGGCAGTTTGCGTTTACTAAAGATACTAACGGCCTTTGGTATTACGACGGTGCAGCTTGGGTAGCCTCAGGAGCTACGGGAGATATCGAGGGAGTTACCGCAGGTGTAGGTATTACCGGCGGAGGTACGTCAGGCACGGTAACTATTACTAATGATATGGCTACGACGATTACGGCGAGCGGCGATATCGTAGTAGGTACTGGTAGCGGCACTTACGATAATTTACCTATTGGTACTACTGCACAAGTTCTAACAGCCGATACAACAGTTAGCCCTTATAAAGTAAAATGGGCTACACCTGCAAGCGGTGGCGGTATGACTTTACTCAGCACAACAACTTTAAGCGGTGCAACCTCAATAAACATTACTGGCATTTCTCAAAGTTATAAAACTTTATACATTTTAGTTACAGGTTTAACGGTTACTACAGGTACTTATACTCTAAAAATTAGGCCTAATTTATCTGGCGCTGTTAATTATACAAGTCTTGCGGCGGCAGTTGTTACAAGCGCTAATCCTGATTATATTAGCCCAGGTTATGCTGGACACTCAGCAAGTAGCGCCGTAAATGATTACGCTATGACTTTTTACAACTACACAGATACAACTAATTACAAGCCTTTCTCTTTGTTTGGTATTGCAAAAATGGCCTCTCAAGTAGAGCCTCTAGGAGTAAGCTGTTTAGGCGCAGTTAAGCAAACGGCTGCTATGGATAGTATTCAATTCGACAATGACTCAGGCGGTAATTTTACTGCTGGAACAGTTAAGATTTATGGAGTAAATTAAAATGACAACATTAAAAATAAAAACAGTTAATGCAGAAACAGGGGAGGAAACTTTCCGCGATATGAACGCAGACGAGTTAGCTCAACTGGCTAAAGATGTTGCACAACGCGAAGCAATAGAAGCCGCCGAAGCAAAAGCCGAAACCGACAAAGCTGCACTCTTAGCCAAACTAGGCATTACTGCCGATGAGGCAAAGCTGCTACTCAGTTAAATGCAGACTAGCTACAACGGCTGGCCAGCATCTAAGGATCAGGCTGAGATAGGTGTTAAGCCTTTTAAGGTTGAGGGCACAAGCCTTAAAATCCGCTGCGCTGAAAAGGTAGCGCCGTTGCTTATTAATTTTGCTAAAGAGTTTAATGAGTTAATAGAGCCAATAGAAGGCGGCACGTTTGACGATTGGGGCTATGCCTACAGGGACGTAAGAGGTGTCGTAGGCAAACTAAGTAACCACGCCAGCGGCACAGCTATAGACCTGAACGCAACTAAACACCCTTTAGGCAAGGTAGGTACGTTTGAGGCCAGCAAGGTGCCTATGATTCGTGCCTTAGCTAAAAAGTACGGCTTAACCTGGGGCGGAGATTGGACTAGAAAAGATGAAATGCACTTTGAGATAGCACTAAGCCCTGAAAAGGTCACGGCTTTAATTACTAAGTTAGGGTTAGAAAATGCCAACTAGCGCACAGGTAACAGTAACAACAACAGCTACATTATTGGTAGCAGCTAACATTATGGATCAAACCGTATGGCTGCATAATCTAGGCGGCGGCGCTGTGTATTTAGGCGATGCCAACGTGACTACAGCTAACGGTTACAAGCTAGATAATGGCGATAAAATGCAGGTGCCAGTAGGTGACCACGAAGGCCTGTACGGTATTGCTGCATCGGGTACGCATACGATTGCAGTATTAAAACAAGTCAACTAAGGGGCATTTAGGAGCAATAAAATGAAAGAGCAATTTAAGGCTGCGGCCTTGTCCTACCTACGTGCAGCTCTATCGTGCGTGGGTGCGCTGTATCTCAGCGGGATTACAGACCCTAAAATACTAGCTAATGCTTTTCTTGCTGGGCTAATTGGGCCAGTACTTAAAGCTGTAGCACCTAATGAAAAGCAACTCGGGATAGGATCTAAGTAAGTGTCACAGGCCCAGGCATACATAGCCGTAGCTTTGGGGATTGCTACGCTTTCAGGGCTTATGGCTGGGCTTGTGCGCCACCTTGTTAAGTATTACCTATCTGAGCTACGCGATGACGGCAACGGCGGGCATAACCTTAAAGGTAGAGTTGAGCGTATAGAGCTACGTGTGGACAAGATTTACGAGCTGTTGCTAGAGGACAGGTTAGCTAAATAGCGCGTGTCGCGTTGCCTTTTGTCAGTAGCTAGGTTCATACTTTGACTACACACGCCGAGAGGGCTACTCGGATAAGTAGCTTATCGGCCTTAACAAAGGGCGAAAGATGAACAGTTTAGATCTAATAGTGGTAGGTATGGTTTGCCTGTTTATGGGCTTATTTATCTACGCAGCTTATGAAATGGGCTACAAAGTAGGCTTGGGTGAAGGTTACCTACGTGGGCGTAATATCGCTAAGGCGCTAAAAGAAGCTGAGGCTAAGCGATGAGTAATTTTTTAGAGGGATATGAGGATGTCAACGCCAGGATTATTAGGGCTCGTTTAGAGTTCCCGACCTTACGCCTTGTTGCTTATATCGAGGATATAGACATAACAAAAGGTTATATTCTTGTTAAGGCTGAGGCCTATAAAGAGTATGAAGATCATCTACCAAGCGCCGTTGATTATGCCTTTGAGATGCGTAGTGACCGTGGCGTTAATCTGCACTTTTGGGTAGAAAACGCAGTAACAAGTGCCTACGGCAGAGTTATAGGCCTGTTAACACCTGGCGGTATTGCTCGCAGTACAAAGCAGGATATGGAAAAGGTAGAGGCGCTTAGCACTAAAGACGTAGCACCTGTGAGCGATGATCTATGGGCTACAACTCCAACCCTAGCTGCAGGTATTGAGGCAGTAAAAAATGAATTAGGTGGCATCTACCTACAGGGCAAACCTGAGTGCCAACACGGTGCCCGCGTATGGCGTACAGGCACTAGTGCTAAGACAGGTAAAGAGTGGGGCAATTACAGCTGTATCGAAAAGAGCAAGGCAACACAATGCGACCCCGTTTGGTATATGCAGACATCTACAGGTTGGGCGCCCCAGGTATGAGCGATAGCTACGAGTTAATCAACCTTAAAGAGATGACAGGCAAACTCTTTG